GTCCTTGCGGGCCTGCAAAATGAAGAGCTTGAAGCAGCCTTGTCCAGCAAGTTCAAGCCCGTAAAAGCACCGAAGAGCGCGGAACTGCGTAAGGCCTTGAGGAGCGCTCTGAAGAAATCTCCTATGGTTCCACATGTGGGAATTAGGAATGGGGGAATTGGTGGCTATACGGCCAGCAGTACAGCAATAGGTCACTTAAGCTCCATTTTCCGCATTTAATTAAGCTGCAACACAATCTTATATGGGTCTCCCGAGAAAATGTTGACACATACCGAAGCCTATTTCTAATTGCATTGGGGTGATTCTGCAGATAGGAGATGACTGGAAGATATCAATCCAAGATGGCGCTTATATTATTGACAAACGTAACGGATACATCTGCCGGCATATTCTGCAACGCTCAAGCGACTTTACGATTGACCAGGAATCTCAAAACGGGAATTTGACGACGGGGCCATGTTCCGGCGGGTTTTCTCACGGTGGCAGCAGCTACTCAACATCCAACTCAGCGAACGGGCATGTCACGCTGCATCCCATTGATGACTGGCAGCCAGGGAACCGTGTGATGGTAGCGCCTACAACAGACAATCAACGGTTCTTCATCGTTGATATCATCGTGTAAGGAGGTGGAGCAATGTTTCCATCTGACATTGATTTAAATGATTTGGCGGTTGCATCAATGGAAACGTCGACCGTTAAAGCAACAATAGGGGCAACGACATTAGGTCGAAGCCCCTATTTTGATTGGAGAAAGAGACGATTCATCTTTAATTCAGGATTTAACCGTGAATGCACGCTGACAGAGAGCATTCAGCAGCATATCAGGTTGTTCATTAATACGGTTAAAAACAAATATGCAATTTACGACAGATATTTTGGGGTCGACACCAACGGATTGGTTGGCTATCGACTGCCGCGCTCAGTCGCTATTGCAACGATCAAACGACAAATATCTGATGACCTGCTGAAAACATGCCCTGTCGTGAAGGAAACGAAGGATTGGACATTTTCCGGACAGACAGGCATTTTCAGCTTCACCGCAGTGATGCATGACGGAACGGAAATTGAGGTGAATGAGAATGTATACGATTAACCAGATTCACAATACAATTCTCCAGGGAGTTCCGGATGACTACCAGAAAACAGAAGGCTTCCCCACTTATGATATTACCCGCGGCGTAGCTTTTGGGCAGTATCAGCTGTGGAAGAAAGCCTTCCTGGTAGAAGAAAAGCAGAACGTGGATAACCTGGAAGGCTCTGAGCTGGATGCATGGTGTGCCCAGCGCGTGGGGCTGACCCGGAACAGTGCCGTGAAAGCGAAAGCTGTCATGAAGATTGTTTCCGGCAGTGGCCGGATTGTAGCCGGGGACCTGTTTGAAACCGTTGACAGCATTCAGTTTGAATCTACGGAGACAAAGACTGTTTCCCAGGGTGATACCTTCAATGTCAAGGCTGTTGTCGCAGGAACCAGCGGGAATGTGGCTGCGGATACCATCACCCAGATTCCTGTGACCATTAACGGCATTGGTTCTGTGACCAATCCGGATCCGGCGGAAGGCGGCTATGCCGAAGAGACAGACGATGAATTCCGCAAGCGGTACTATGAGAAGCTACAGATCCCGGCAACCTGCGGGAACAAATATCACTACATTGCCTGGGCAAAAGCCGTTGACGGTGTAGGGAATGCCCGCGTGTTCCCCTGCTGGAATGGCCGGAATACCGTGAAGGTGGTCATCATCGGGAACGACAATAAGCCGGCTTCTGACAGCCTTGTAAAAGCTGTCCAGGATTATATCGATCCTGGCAAGACGGGCTACGGAGAAGGCCAGGCACCTGTCGGGGCTGTTTGTACGGTCAAGGCCGCAGATACGGTCTCTGTATCGGTCTCTGTATCGGTCTCTGTATCGGTCTCTGTATCTTCCTCCGAAGATCTGGAAACCATCAAGGAAAATGTGACTAGTGCTATTGATGCCTACATCAGCTCTCAGGCATTTGCTGCCGTGGACAGCGCCACGGACTATATCAGCTATGCCCGAATTGGTGCGGCCATCATTGGAACCACGGGCGTCCTTGACTATGCAGACCTGCAGGTGAACGGCGGGACATCAAATATCGTCATCCCGAAGGAATCTGTGGCCGTGTTGGGTGGTGTGACCTATGCTGACTGATACCATGCTCCGGGCTCTCCATGCCTGGTACCGCAAAGACAAATGGGTGAAGGCCCTGTATGATGCCATGGATGCTGACATGAGCGGCGTTGATGGGAAACTGATGCAGGACTACTACAACCTGTTCTTTGACAAGCTGGATGAAGATGGCTGCAAGGTACTGGAAAAGGACCTGGGCCTGACTCCGGCCAAAGATGCTACCCTGGACATGCGACGGAGTGATATTCAAATAAACTGGCTGGCAAAGCAGTTTCCATCCATGCCGGCTATCCAGCAGATTTGTGATGGAATCTACAATGGAGACTGCACAGCTGAGTATGACGGTGATGCTACAATCACGTATGCTTTCCGTCATTACATGGAACCGGCTCCTTATACGGATGCCCTAGTAGCTTCTGTAGACCGCATCAAACCAGCACACATTGATTACAAGTTCCGCTATGACTATAACGTCTGGCGGGACTATTACTATCCGCTGTTCTGGTCCAATGTAAAAGAAAAGACGTGGACAACAGAAGCCGGAATGATATGGTCTGATAACTATGCACTCCGGCACAACTGGTCATATATGAAGACGAGGACTTGGAAAGATTCGATGATTAAAGATGTTGAATAGGAGGAACAGAAATGGCAACAAGAACAAGTTACCTCAACTTGATTAAACCTGACTACACTGATGCTGCAGATATTGCAGATATCAATGCCAATATGGACACACTTGATAATACTATTCAAGGTCTCGATGAAACCGGCTCCAAATCTTTGACAGCACACAATAATGCAACAGATGCACACAGTGCGATGCAGGCAACTGTAGATGATACACTGGTGCCAACCGCAGACTTGAATACCATCCGTAATTTGCTAAGCAATCTGGGCAACAGAATCAAAGCAGCTACGGGGGCCGATGGATGGAAAAGAGATCCAGCAACTACGCTGGCTTCACTCGCAACATTAGTCTCTAATCTATCGAGCGGCTCAGATGTCACTTGGTCTGGCACGAAATTCACAAACACTAAATTGGGCATTTCCGGCGTCATTGACACAAATGGCTATGTTTCTTTCGGTCCAAACTTCGGAGGATTAATTATACAGTGGGGAACAAGCTCCAGTGATCCAGGGGCCGGTGGAGCAGCTTTTAACTACCCGCTTAGTATGTCTGCTGCATATAATGCACTGGCGTGTCTTTCTGATTATCCGTCAGGTGATACATCGGCGGTTTACATCAACCAAATTAAAAATAACTTGTGCTATTGTGATGTGCAACAAACCGCATATGCAGGAGGGTATCGAGTGATTGTGATTGGGAAAATCTGAACAGTGGGGAACTATTGACACTGAAAACATAACGTCAAAGAGCATACCGTTGAATATCGCTTATAAGAACAACTATAACGGAGTATGCGTTGATAACGGAAATTATCCTTCTCAAAATGCTATTTGGTCTTTTAAGATAGATTCCCTATCTGCTTTTACATTAAGTGCCTATTGGACAGTTAATAAGACGTTTAATGGCGGAATTGCTCATTGGATTACAATCGGAGCTTAATTACCAACTGCAATGTAATAACAACTCCAATTCGCAACGCCCACAACGCCGTTGTCTTCGATTCTTTGTACATAAAAATTGCATTCGCTTGCTGTGAGGCTTGAAATGCCCCAAATCGCTCCGTTAATTCCTCCATCAGCTATAGCTGTAGATAAAGCGGCAGAAGGGAAAGCAATCGGAAATTTAGTTTTCGCATATCCGTTAGTATTACTTCCAGAACTTCTTCCCCACTGTTCACAGAAAAAATATGTTGCCTGGCGGGCACTAAAAAAGTACCATGACCATGATAAAGGAGGCGGATCGTGGCCATGGAAAACTGGAGATTTGTATGTAGAGAAATTAGTAACATGATTGAGGAGCTAACCAAAACTGCTGAAATTCTTATGAAGGGAAGTGATATGTTGAGATTTCCAAATGGATTTGGCAGCATAAAACGATTATCAGGACACAGGCGCAGGCCCTATGTTGCCGTTAAATCCATAGAGGGAAAGCAAAAACCACTTGCCTATTTTAAGACCTATGAAGAAGCATTTCAGTATCTGCTCAAGTTAAACGGCGGGCGCATTACCAGAAGGAATTCTACAGATATCACTTTTGAGGAATTGTACACAGAATGGGCAGACCAGAAATTCGATAAAATCAGCAAGAGCGGGGTTAATGGGTATGAAACAGCTTTTAAGCATTGCCGAAAAATCTGGCGCATGCCTATGAATGAAGTCCGGTATAAAGTCGTACAAAGCGTTATCGATGATATGCGAAGGTCCGGCTTATCGTACAGCTCGCAGAAAAAGTTAAAAACCCTGTTCTATCAACTTTATGATTATGGTGTGAAATTGGATATCCTCGATAAAAACTATGCTCAGTATGTAGAGCTGGATCCGCGAGAGTACAAGCATAAAAAGAGGCCGTACAGCCAGAAGGAAATCGCTACATTATGGCAACACGCAAAAGAGTCTGGCGTACAAGAGATTTTAATGCTGATTTATTCTGGCGTACGAATAGGCGAAATGCTGGCACTCAAAACGGCGGATGTGCACTTATCTAAACGCTGGTTTCTGATCAGAAATAGTAAGACCGCTGCCGGGCGGATGCGAAAAGTACCAATTGCTGAAAAAGTCGTTCCTTTTTATGAAAGTAGGATAGGGACGACTTTTCTTATCGGCAGCGGAGATAAACCTATAAGCTATAGTGCTTTTAGCTCACGTTATGATAAGGCAATACAGCCTTTAGGCATGAAACACACTATACATGAGACCCGGCATACCTGTGCTAGTCTACTAAATTCCGCGGGTGCTAATGACGTATGTACAAAGATGATTTTAGGGCACCAGCAGGAAGGCGTGACAAAAGCGGTTTATACACATAAAACCGTACAAGAATTAATCCATGCTATCAATTTAATTTAGGAGGTAACTATGAAAGATTATTTGATTCAGTTTAATGCGGACGGCAGAAGGGGCGCTACTTACGCAGCTGGAGTGCATTACTATGTAGATGATAAGGGCAACGCCATCAATGGCTCTGTCAATATCAGAAAGCTGCTCAATGATGGCTACGTATTTGTTGAAACCGATGATTACTTAAATCTTCTGGGTAATAATGCAGACCACCAGGAATATTGCCGGCAGAGTGATGGAACCTTTGCGCCTTATGTAGCACCGGAACCGGCAGACGAAGAAAAGAAAGCAGCTGAAAAGGCTTCTCTCGAAGCTGAATATGAATCAAACAAATCGGAAATGCTGGAAGCTCTGCAGGCGGCACAGCTTGCTGGAAACACTGATGCGGTTACCAGCATTCAGAAAGACTATCAGGATATGACAGCAGCTTATAAAGAAGCTGTGGAAGGAGTGACAGTAGGATGAGTTTTTGGAAGAAAAAGAGTTATTGTGAATACTGCGGGAGCGAAAAGAACACTGACGGGAGCTGCAAGAATCCGAAGTGCATCGCTTACAAAAATGCAGAATCCAGTGAAACGGGAAGCACAACCGATAGTAAAACCGAAAGCAAAGAAGGATGATGCTGATGGACAGCGTTACTATCCTGCTTTCAGGGCTGTCATCCCTGCTTACGGGAATTCTCCTATATAAGTTTCGTGAACGTAACGAGGCCGATAAAAAAGCTCTTGAAGAGCAGCGGAAGAAACAGGAAGCTCTGGCAATGGGCGTGGTGGCCATGTTACGAGACCGGTTAATTGACACTATGGATTATCACATCAAAGCGGGATGGGTAGCTGTTGAAAAAGCCGATGTAGTTACCAGGATGTTCCTGGCATACCATAACCTGGGAGGCAATGATGTAGTGAGCCATTCTTACCAGCGCTTCATTGACCTCCCACACTGTGAGTGCAGAGCCGAACGGAGTGATGCCGATGTTCGAGTTCGAAAAGATTGATATTGAAAACATTTTAGTAATCATAGCCTTGTCAGCAAGTCTGATAATGGCTATTTTTTATGGTCTGGATAACCTGGCAATGAGTATTGTGACAGGCCTTCTGGGCTATATTGGCGGAACAATTAAAAGCAATCCGAAAGAAGGTGATAAGA